TAAGTTTTTTCATCATCAGATTTTGAGCTTTTGTTAATTAATTTATTCTGGGTGCTTAATAATTCTTTAGCCATTTTAAATAGATATTCTTGTGTTTCAGGTTCAAGTGAGTTAAGAATTTCAGTTAATTCTTTTTCATAAGGTGAACATGAAAACATAGAACCTCTTCCATTTTGTAGCCAATTCTCAGAAATGTTAAATGTTTTACATATTACTTTAATATGTCTCTCTGATAAAGGATTTCTACCATTTTCAATCATTGAGTATCCCGTTTGAGTTAATCCAAGATACTTAGCAAAATCACTTTGGTTTAATCCTAATGATTTTCTAGCTTGTTTTAATCTCTTTAACATGTAATCACTCCTTTTTGTTTATGTTAAAATTTTAACATAAAGTTAATAAAAATAACTTTATATTAATAAAAATGAGGTGAGTTATATGGAAAAAGATTATGTAAATGAAACAATTAAAATCTTTAAACAGTTAAATCCAGAAAATCAAAGATATTTTTTATCTTTAGTAAAAGTTGCTCAAGTAGCGGAAAATAATGCTAAAAACAAAAAAATAGCATGATGAGGTTTAAAAACAGCATAAAAAATGCAAGTAGATATATAGAGATTGAGATGAGTTATATATCTACTTGCAAAATGAAGAAAACTTTGTCGATAGTTATTATATAACGTATTTTAATAACTATGGCTAAATTAATAAAAATATTGGGCAGTACAAACCCAGTAAGCAAAACTGCCACGACCTCTAAAAAGTAAATGATTATAGATGATTTAAAAAGGCTTGCTGGGTGTGTACTGCTCAATATAGGGGAGGGATAAATATTAACGAATTACAGATTTTTAAAAGTCCAGAATAGAGACATTAATTCACATTTTGCCATGTTTGTGGTACAAAAAATCCTGAAACTAAAAATTTGGCAGTTCGTGAGTGGATTTGCGCAAAGTGCAAAACCAGCCACGATAGAGATAGAAATGCTGCTATAAATATATGGAAGGTTGGGGCATCAACCTTCTTTGGAGAGATATAGTAAGACCTGCTATTTTAGTAGGCAAGTATCGTTTGTATCCAAGAATCCCCTGCCTTTAGGCATGGGGAGTATGTCAACAGCTCTTATAGAAAAGATAGTTAAGTAGAAACACAAAACGTTCTACTGGCTTAAAAAATGGCGAAGCCCTTAGGTCACTGCGAATAACCTAAGGGCTTAAAACTAACCACATATAAAGTTTAATTAAATTATATATCAATAATGGTTAGGTGTCAATTTTTTTAAGCGTTCGGTGGAGCGTTTTGTGGACCTGCTAAAGGTATTATTTTAACAGGAAAATAAAAACAAGGAGGCTTAGAAATATGGCACTAGTGCAGAAAAAGGTATATGGAAAAAATTATATAGACTACTACCAATATTATAGTGGTAGATATGGAAAGAATATACCTAATGGCCCTGCACTAGGTAAGACACCATTAAAACAGCTACGCTATCAAGATAAAAAAGCAGAGCGTATCTGTAGGTATAAGTTAAATGAAAATTTTGAAGGTGGAGATTTATTCTTAACGCTAAATTATCCACCACATCAAAAAGTAGATATAGATGTGGCCAGAAAAAATATAAATACATTTTTGGACACAGTAAGAAGAATATACAAGCGAGAAGAAAAAAAGCTCAAGTATATTTATGTGGCTGGTATCACAAAAAAAGGTATGATTCACTTTCATATTGTGATGAACAAGCTCGATACAGATGTACTAACTAAAGCATGGCAAAGAATAGTTGGTACAGAAGAATGTAAATACCCAAGAGTAACGATAAGACATTTAGATTACAGTGGGGAATATAAAAAGCTGGCTTCTTACTTAATAAAAAACAGTAGGGAGCAATTCTACAGAAAGGAAAAGGTGCATAAGAAAAGATTTTGTGCATCTAAAAATTTAAAAATGCCATTAGTAACCACCAAAGTTATAAAAAATAATAGATGGTGGAACATGGCAACAAAAAAAGCCCCAAAAGGCTACATCATAGATAAAAACTCTATTTATGATGGCTATGGCTGGGCAGATAATGGCGGTTACTATGAATGTTGCAGGGTACAAAGAATAACCATGTATAGAATAGATAGCCAGTATCAGAAGTTTAAGAAAAGCAAATATCGAAAGCCTTTGGAAAATATAGATGTACCAGAGGTAATAGAAGATTGGGGTGAATAAATTGTATAAGCCCAAGATAATAGAGAAAAAATGTGAATATTGCGGTGCAACATTTAAAACAACAAGTTCACGTATTAAATGCTGTTCAAGTGAATGCAAGAGATTGAGAAAAAATAAGATGTTAAGAGAATTTTTAAAGAAGAGAAAGGAGAGAATAGAACAGAGAAAATTAAAAATAAGAAGAGGTAATGATTTTATTTGTAAGTTTAGGGAGATATCAAAAAGAACTGAATTAAGTTATGGGATAGTAAAGGCTTATTATCCTGACATGGTATATATACAGAAACTTGCAGAGTATAAATTTTATGCAAGGACAGGTAGAAAGAGTGATATCGCATGAATAAAAACGATAAATACACAGATGGAAAGCATATTTACTATGTGTATGAATTAGATCATAACCAATATACAGTATATACAAAAGATATTGGTTCAGAATTAGAAGGCAATAGATATGTAGAAAAAAACAATAAGATATTTTCTACATATAACAAAGCACAAGAATATTTAGATTTATTAGCATGGTTTAAAGATAATTGGTGCTGGTATGGGGAATTATGAAAAAAGAACTGGAGGTATAAACATGGATAGAAGTCTAAGAGGTCTTATCAATAATAAAAATGGAGCCTTGTTTGAAAGTGAAATCATTGGCGGTTGTATGGCATATAACCTACAAGAAAGAGCCTTTATAGAAAAGACACCAGAACCATTCAAGGTATCAAAACCTTTGGAAAATGGATTTTTTAAAGGTAGATTTACTTCTAAATCACAGCCAGATTTCAAAGGAACATTGAGAAATGGTTTATCAATCGTATTTGAAGCTAAGTATACATCTACAGATAAAATTCGTGCAGATGTGCTTACAGAAAATCAAATGGAATGCCTGGAAAAGCACTATAAATTAGGTGCTATAACAGGTGTAGTAATAGGAATACAAGACCAATTTTTCTTTGTACCTTGGAAATACTGGAGACTTATATACGAGCAATACAGACGCCAGTATTTAAGACCAGAAGATATACAAGCCTATAGAGTTAAATTTAATGGCAACGTAAATTTTTTGGATTTAAAAAATGGTGGAAAAGTAGAACGAAAAGAAGAGTATAAAATAGGAGATTAAAATGCTTTTTCTAAAAATATTGTTACTTTTATTTTTATCTGTAATAGGTTTAATTGTTGGTTTTGTTCCTTTTGTTGTTTGCTTAACATATATAGCTATTCCAATGCTTATTATTATTTTTATTTGTGTATTTATTAGTCTTATTAAACCGATTGCTATTATTAGTTTAATTTTACTTGCTATATATTTTTTAATGTCAATTATTTAAGAGGTGTGAGATGTTAAATAAAGATATTGAGTATTTAAGAAAAAGAAGAAGAACGGAATTAATATGTAAAATAAGCCTACTATTAACAGCAATAGTAGGAACGATTATGGCGGTGAAGTTAATTGAGTAATTTTAGTAAAAATTTAAGACATTATAGACAAAAGGCAGGTTATAAACAAGCAAAGGATTTTGCGGAAGCATTAAATATACCTTATTCAACTTATACAGGTTATGAAGTCAGAAATCGTGAACCAAAATACGAAACACTATGCAAAATTGCCGACTTACTTGAAGTATCTATTGATGATTTAATAAGACCAAAAAAACCTAAATTTGATACTTATATTCTCAATTTATTGAATAAGGAAAACGAAAAATGAGTAAAAAAAGATTTAAACATAAAAAGCTACCTTTTTGTAAGAAATTACTGGATAACGATTTAAAGGAGCAATTTTCAAAAGTTGCTGAAGAATTTACAGAACTAGGAGCAGAAAATGCTAATCTATTAAATAAAATTAATAGAAAGCAGTATATATCCATTGAAGAAATAGAAAAAGCATTTTTTGAAGCATTTGATGTAAGTCAAGCAGCACAAAGTTATATGAGATTATTATTTATTATATTTGGAAAACATTATTGCTTAGATTTCGATACATTTTTTGATAGAGCATTAAAGAAAAATGCAGATAGAAAATATTATTTTGAAGATGAACCATTTGACGTGGCGGATTGGGGAGATGATAAATAATGTGCCCACATACAGAATATGATGCAGATGTAGGTTATATCTGCACGATAATGAAAGAACCATGCCCATATGTAAAACCACACTATACAGAAGAATGTGTAGAAATGGTAAGAAGTATGGAGATAGAAAAAGCAAAAAATATTAATAGCGAGGTGCAGAAGATATGGAAAAAATAAAAGAATATTATTTACTACTCTTAAGACATGAAATGCCATGGGGAAATCCAGATGAAGATTATGTAGTTGATTTATGTGGTATTTTTACAAGCCAAGAAAAAGCACTTAGGGAAGTAAGATATAACATTTATTTTTTTGATGACTTGTCATATTTTGTTACTGAAAAAATAACATTAGATGATGAGCCAACAGAAAAAGTAGATGAAGTATATTTACCAATAGAAAAACACGGAAATGGAAAAGTTAGAGATATTATTAGGTACTTTGGAAACAAAGAGAGCCTAGAAAATGAGTTAAAAACAAATAAAAATATTTATGCTATTCAGTCGATAAAAATAAATGAATTTACTTTCGTTGACCTTACTGATTATACAAAGAAAAATTGGAGGGTAAAAAATGAATAAAGAAGCGTTTATATGCCCATATTGTAAAGAAGAAACAGGATTTAGGTCTGAACAACCTATGAGAGGTACACAAAATACATGGTTTGATGAATTTGGCGAAGAAGTTGATGGAGATATGATATATACAACTATATACAAAGAAAAATTCTATTGCTTAAGCTGTGATAGAGGTATAACAAAAGCAGTTAATAAGTATTTAGGAAAAGGTGAAGATGATGAATGAATTTATTAAAAACAGGGATAATTAGGAAGGTGAGATTTTTAAATGCTAGGTAATATGAACAGTTTAAAAAATTATGAATATAAATCAAGAGTGAAAGCAGAAATTATCTTAGAGTTAAAAATTCAAGAGATTAGTTATATAGGCAAAAAAATATCCATGAATAACAAAATGATAGAGGAATTAAGACAAGAAAACGAATATTTAAGGAGTAAATTTTATAAAGAAAAAAATAAATTTTTTAATTCTGAAGAGGCTAAAATAATTGGACTTAAAGAACGGATTGAAGAACTATGATTAGTAAATGTCTGTTTTTTTAAGATAGGTGAATAATATGTTTATAGCAGGCTTAATTATTGGCGGTTGGATAGGTTGTTTTGCAGGAGTAGTGCTAATGTGCATGCTTCAGATAAATAGGAGTGATAAAGGTGAGTAAATATATAAAAGGTAATATAGGAATAGTAAAAAAAGACCTAGTAGATTATGTAACTATAGAATTTGATAGAACAATGAGTGCATTTTTAATTAAGGCAAAATTAGGAAGGTTATTATCTGATACAGTAGTAATTGGAAGATATAAAAAGATATATGAAGTTGAAAATGAAATATCAAGAATATATATGGAGTTAGAAAATAATAAAAAACGTGGAAGTATATGGGGATATGTAAGAAATAAATTAGGAGTAAAAAAGAATGGCTCAATTCATATATTTAAACTCTAAAAAAATAAGTGTAAAAAGCATATCACAGCTTCACAAATTACCAGAAGAAGATAAAGTAAAATTAAACGTAAACTTCATAGATAGAAAACAAAAAGATAAAACACTTATGGTTTTCACTGGTAAAGATGCATCTAAAATGGCAAATATAGCCATGTGTGAAATATATGGGAAAATAACAAAAGGAGATAATGTTTACTTAGACGACATTAAGAAAACTTTAGAAAAAAGATATTAAGGAAGATAGGTATATTATGGCGGATAATAAAACAAAACAGCTTAAGAAAGAAACAATTAAGAAATTAAAATCTTATCCTATTCTAAAGCAAAATATAGAGGAGTTTAAAAAGGATTTAGAGGATATTAAAAAAGAAAAATTTGAAACAGTTCCAGCAATTCACATAGTAAGTCCTAATAATAATATAGATAAATATTTAAATAATGATTTAGAGGAAAGAAGGCTTATCGAAAGTATAAAGATAAGAAAATCTATGTTGCGAGATATAAGAGCGACAAAAGAAATAGAGAGAGCAATGGAAGCCATAAAAGATGAACCATATAATAAAATCATAGAAATGCAATACTTCAACAATATGAGTGTGGATAATATAGCAAGTGAATTAAACTGTGATACAAAAACAATATATAGAAATAGAATAAAATTAATAGATATTTTAACTATAAAATTCTTTGGCGGAGATGCCATATAAGGTGAGAAAAAGGTGGAAAAAAGATGCCCTTTTATTTGAGGAAAAACAATGCTATAATTTTTTACAGTAGAAATTAGGAAAGCGTTTAACTAATGGTATTTCTTAATCAGGACAACTTAATATGACTTCACTTCCATACATGAGAAAGAAAAGGCAGTCAAATTAGGCTGTCTTTTTCTTTTGCAAGAAGGTGAAAACATGACAGTAATAAAATGTTATAAGCATAAATGCTATTACAATGTAGAAAATACATGTACACATAGAAAAATAAAGCTGAAATATGGCAAGTGTTTAAATTATACTAGGGACCAAGATAAAACATTTAGTATAAAAGATTTGGTTCATGTGAAAAATACATGCCATAAAGAAAGCGGAAGATTTAAAAGTAATTCACATAAGGTATATAAGTAATATATATAATGTATATTAAATGTATATATTACATATATATAATGTATATATAATGTATATATAATGTATATATAATGTATATAGAGAGGTATTGCAAATGCAATATCTCTTTTTTTGGTGGTGAGTAAATGCTACAGAAAAAGAAAAGAGTAAAACTAACAGGCAAGAAGCTAAGAGAACTCAATCAAAAAATATTTGAGCGAGATAACTATAGATGTATTGTATGTGGAAAATATGTAGATGATAGTCATAAGTTTCATCACGATCCATGCGGTCAGGATAAAACAGATGAAATGTGTGGCGGTGTTGTGCTTTGTGATGAATGTCATTATGCTCGCCATAATACAGATAGATTAAAAGAAATAAGAGATAAATGCAGGAGGTATTTAAAGAATATATATGGATAATCCATTTATTATACCGACTAATCCAACACCGAAAAAAATAATAGAACTTACTGCTTGTGCTACTAATACACTTGCTTTGGTATCAGAAAAGTTGGCCAGATACAAAAATATTATGGCGGATGCCGAGGACTTATTAAAGCAAATACAAGCAGAGAAACTTTTATTATATATGGAACAATATCCTAAAGCTAATCAATTAAAGCTAAAAGCTTTGGTAGATGTAGATACAGATGTTCAACAGACTAAGAGTGTCTACAAGGAAGCCAAAGCAAAAGTTGTATTCACAGAAACGGAGTACAAGACATGGGACAATAGATTTATTTGTTTAAGAAAGATAGCTTCTATCATGGAAACAGAAATGAAAAGCATAAGATAGTTTGCGGGTCCTTCTTAAGGGGTCCGTGTGCTAATGCGGGACCTCGACTGCGAAAAATCGCTCTAAAATTTTTAAAAAATAGGGTTGACAAATGGTTGATTTAAATGTCTTTTGGTAGTGGAAAAAACAAGTTTAAAGCCTTTAAAATAACAATTATTTTCTTTTTATAAAAAAATAAAGATTTGTAAAGTTGAGGTGATGTTATGGCTGGAGAGAAAATTGAGCAAAAATTTATTTTTACAACTGCCGATACCTGTGATTTTTTCTCCATAAGCAGAGAAACGTTATCTAGTTGGGCAAAAAAAGGTGCTCCAAAAGTTGGACGTGGTAAATGGGACGTACGTCAATTAATGCTTTGGAAATATGAACAACAAAAGGACGCTAGTCCAGAAGCCAGAAAATTAGAAGCAGATGCAAGATACCGAGAACTTAAAGCAGAAATGACAGAAATTCAAAGGGATATCTTAAATGGTAGATATATTGCTTCTGCAGAAGTATATAAAACCTTAACAGAGTGTTTTAGTAAAATAAAATCTATTTTATTATTCACCAGTAGTCAGATTGCCACAGAGATTAGTTCACAATATCCAGAAATAACATTGCTAGTCAAAGAAAAAATAGATAAACAGATTGAGAGGTGCCTAAATGAACTTGCAAAGACAGGAGCTAGTAGGAAGAAGTAATAGCTCTAAGCAGACTTTAGATAAGATAATTGCTATGGCTATGCAAACATTTAAGCCACCAGAAAAATTAACTGTTAGCCAATGGGCAGATAAGAATAGAATTTTATCTGCAGATGAAACAGATAAACCAGGACCATGGGAAACAGCAAATGTTCCATATCTAAAAAAGATAATGGACAGCTTTAATGATGAGCATATAAAAGAAATTGTATTTTTAAAATGTACTCAAATTGGCGGTACAGAAGCATTATTAAATATAGTTGGGTATATCATAGACCAAAATCCTAACAGAATTATTTATGTACTACCTGACGATACGTTTTGCAAAGACTTTTCTGAACTTAGACTGCAAAAAATGCTAGATAGTTCACCGATTTTAAAAGAAAAGTTTAATGAATATGAAAGTAAAGATACGCTTTTAAAGTTTAATGGCGGATTTATATTCTTTGCTTCGGCTCAATCTCCTTCTAAGTTAGCAAGCTGGTCTAGTAGGTATATTTTATTAGATGAAATAGAAAAGTTCCCTAAAAAGGCTAAAAAAGAAGCTAGTCCGTTAAAATTAGCAGAAGAAAGAACTAAAAACCGCTTTAATGCAAAGATTTTTAAAACATCTACACCAGTTTTCAAGAGTGGCCCAATATGGATAGCCTGGGAAAAAGCAGATAAAAGATATCATTATTATGTGCCATGCCCACATTGTGGAGAATATCAGACGTTTGAGCTAAATAATATCAAGTGGCCAAAAAATGAAAAAGGGGAAAATGATATAACTTTAGCAAGGTCTGCTGCTTATTATGTATGCAATAAATGTGGCGGTCGAATTGATGACCGACATAAAATGCAGATGCTAAAACGTGGCAAATGGATTGCAGAAAATAAAACAGTTGGCCATGCAAAATCTGTAGCATTTCATATTAATTCTATCTATTCGCCATGGCTTACTTTCGGTGATGTGGCTGGAGAATTTCTGGCCAGCAAAAATGATCCAGTAGATATGCAAAACTTTGTGAATTCTTGGCTAGGTATGCCATATGAAGATACAGCTTCAGCATTGGAAACAGACCAAATATTTGCAAGAAGAACAGAATTGCAAGAAGGTTGTGTTCCAGATTTTACACAGCTTATTACTTGTGGTGTGGACGTACAGAAAAACAATCTTTATTTTGTAGTACGTGCATGGGGATATGGTGTAGTAAGCCAAAATATCTTATATGGTTCTTTAAAAAATTTTGATGAACTAACAGAACTACTAGATAAAAAGTTTTGTGATACAAATGGGGAACCAAAATGGCTAATAGATTTATGTTTAATAGATAGTGGTTATAGAACAGAAGAAGTATACGATTATTGTCTGCAGATACAAAGCCAAATGGGAAATATAGTTTTGCCGTGTAAAGGTGAATTTAATTTAAAATCTGAAAGCAGATTTAGAAAAAAGGTAATAGATAATGTAAATGCTACAGAAACTAAAGCAGGTCTAGGGCAAACTATTTATTTAGTAAATGTAGATAAATACAAAGATGTTATAGCATCACAAATGCAAAGACCAATGTATAAGTATGGTGCTTTTATGTTCCATGCAGATATAGAAATAGAATACGCCGAACAAATGACAAGTGAGCATAAAGTAGTAGAAATAAAAAATAATCATGAAACTTATACATGGGTACCAAAAACAAGCCATGCCAAAAATCACTACTGGGATTGTGAAGTATATGCAAGTTTGGCAGCAGATTTAATGCATGTAAGACATTTAGACAAATTGAAAGGGGATGAATAATATTGAGAAGCCTAGAAGAAAGATTAGCTTCGATTGATGAAGCTATAGCAGCTATAGAAGGTGGGGCACAAAGTTATAATGTTGGCGGTTGGAGTATAACAAGAGCTAGTTTGGGTGAGTTATACAAAGAACGTAGACAATTAGAAATTCAATTAGCTCAACAAAATGGGGGTGGTTGTAGTGTAGCGGTATTTTCAAGGTAGGTGAAAACGTTGAATGTATTAGATAAAGTTATAGGCTATATTTCTCCTAGATTAGCTTATAAACGTATGGCATGGCGACAAGGAATAAGAAGCTATGAAGCAGGAAATATAACAAATTCTAATCAGTTTTGGGTGCCATACAATGCTAAAGCAGAACAAACAAACGAAACACAAAGGGATTTTATACGTGCTAGGGCAAGGGATAGAGAAAGAAACTCGGACTTTATTCAAGCTCTTATAAAAAGTTTCGAAAGAAATGTTGTTGGCTCTGGTTTTAGAGTACAAAGCCAATGTAGAGATGAAGAATTACAGACAAAATTAGAAGAAATTTTCGCTAATTGGTCTATGCCTAGAAATTGTGATGTAACAGGAAATATGAGTTTTACAGAAATATGCAAGATGATTATTCGCCGCCGTCTAGTTGATGGCGGTATTTTAATTGTTAAAACATATAATGGAAATAAAAAATATCCTTTTCAATTACAGTTGAGAGAGGTAGACGACTTAGATGATACTGTTTTAACTGGTAAAAATGGAAATCTAGTTATAAATGGTGTTGAATTAAATGCTTATCAGAAACCTGTGGCTTACCATTTAAAGGTTTATGCTCCAGATGGTTACTATACTGGTAAAACAGAACGTATAGATGCACAAAGAGTAATACCGTTGTGGGTTAAAACAATGCCAAGCCAAGTAAGGGAAATGTCAGAACTTAGTGCAATTTTATCAAGGGTAAATGATACAGATGATTATATATATACTGTATCTTTGAAAGAAAAAATCTTAGCAGCTTTAACAGTATTTATTAAAAGAACGTTGCCTGCTATAGCCAATATAGGTAGAAATAATACTTCTTCTAAACGTGAACCTTATAAAGAAACACAGATTAAGTCTGGTATGATAATGGAACTCCAGCCGGGAGATGATATAAGTTCTGTAATTCCAAATGGACAGGCACAAAATGCAAAAGAATTTATATCTACAATGCACCGAATAGGAGCAAGTGCGATTGGCTTAAGCTATGAAACAGCAACTAGAGATATGAGTAATGTAAATTATTCTAGTGCTAGACAAAATCTTTTAGAGGACCAAAAGACATTTGAGGATTGGCAAAGTTGGCTAAATGTGCATTTTTTACATGAAATATATACAGAAGTAATCATAAGTGCACAACTAGCAGGAACTATAAATATAAAAGACTTTTGGGAAAATAAAGAACTGTATCTAAAACATAGATGGATTTCTCCTGGTTGGTCTTGGATAGATCCACAAAAAGAAGTAAATGCTAATAAAACAGCTATAGAAACTGGACAAGATAACTTAATAAATATTTGTGCTAAATCTGGGCTAGATTATAGAGAAGTCTTAGAAGGTCAGGCTAAAGTGGCAGCATTAAAAAAACAATTAGAAGAAAAATATAATATTGGTGGTGGTGAAATAAATGGAAAATCAAAAAAATCCGACACAAACAGCTCTGATGCAACAGAGGGAAATAATAATTGATAGTGCTGTAAATGAGGAACAGCGAACAGTAACATTATCTTTTGCTTCTGAAGCACCAGTAAGCCGTTGGTATGGCAATGAAATCTTGCAAATTGATGAAAGTTCTGTGGATATGCAAAGAGTAGATAATGGTCTTTGTTGCCTACTTTTCAATCACAACAGCAATAGAGTAATAGGTAAAGTATTGCGAACATGGATAGAAGATAGTAAGGCAAAAGCAGAAGTTCAATTTGATGAAGATGATGAGTCTGATGCTATTTTTAACAAGGTAAAAAATGGAACTTTAAGAGGAGTATCTGTTGGTTATGTTGTTAATAATTGGGAAGAAGTACAAGCAAATTCTGTATCTACTAACGGAAAATTTGCAGGCCCAGCATATGTAGCAGTGCGTTGGAGCGTATACGAAATATCTATTGTATCTGTTCCAGCAGATAATGAAGTAGGAGTAGGAAGAAGTTTAGGAGGAGAAAATAACATGAATAATCCAGTAGATCCAAAAACAAATGTAGAACCAAATACAAATGTAACAGAAAATAGTGAGAATATTAAAAGAGCAGAACAAGAAAGAATTTTACAGATAAACACATTAGGCAGAAATTTTAATTTGGAAGCAGAAGAAATAGATAAATTTATTAGAGAAAACAAATCTGTACAAGATGTGGAACATGCTATTTTAGAAAGATTAAAAAATAGTAATAAGCCTTCTAATACGACAAGAGTTCAAGTCGGTACAGAAGAAAGAGAAAAATTTAGAGAAGTAGCTACAGATGCATTGCTTTTAAGAGCAGGAGTTAGAGTAGAAAAACCAGCAGAAGGTAGCCAAAACATGATGGGAATGGGTTTAAGAGATTATCTTGTAATTTGTGCAGAAAAAGCTGGCGATACTAATGCACGAATGAAAGATACAGAGATGCTTTTACGCACTACCATGATTGGTACAGGTGAATTACCTGGTATTTTAAGTAATGTAGCCAATAAATCTTTGGCAAAATCTTATCAGCTAGCTAATACTACATTTGAAGCATGGACAGGAAAAGGCAATAATACAGATTTTAAAGCAGCTAAACGTTACAGATTGTCTGAAGCACAAGAATTAGTAGAAATTAAAGAAAACGGAGAATTTACAGCTAGTAAGTTCACAGAAGAAGAAGCAACTGCTTCTGTATTAACCTTTGGACGTTCTTGGTCTTTATCTAGACAAGCAATAATCAATGATGATTTGAGTGCTTTATCTAAAATTCCACAATCTTATGCTTATGCTGCTAAATATGGTATTAATAAACTTGTATATAAAACACTTAGTGGATTAACTCTTGAAGCAGAAAATAAAGGAACAGCAGGTGCTTTAAGTGTAACAAGCCTCGGTGAAGCAAGAAAACTTTTAAGAACACAAAAAGGTGTAGATGAAAAAACAACATTAAATTTAATGCCATATGCATTAATTGTTCCAGCAGAATTAGAAACATTAGCACAGCAATTATTAAAATCTACATCAGATCCAGAAGGTAAAAATAGTGGTGTTGTAAATCCATTTAATAATAATCTTAGATTAATTGTAGATGGTGAATTAGATAGCTATAGTAATAAAGCTTGGTATGTAGTAGCAGATCCAATGCTTGCTCCAGTCATTGAAGTAACATATTTAAATGGTAAAGATACACCAACAATAGATTCTAGAGTATCTTTCACAAATCTTGGTATGGACTTTAGAATTTATATGGATTATGGCGTAAATGTGATTGATAAACGTGGAATTATTAAAAATGAAGGTAAATAAGAAAGGTGAGTAAAATGGCAGAATTAGTTTTTGATATGGGAAAAGTAATTAACTATAAAAATGCAGGTGAAGAAATAGCATATAGAGATGTAGTCCCTATTGGAACAAGTTGTATTGGTATTAGCAATATGCCAATTCCACAAAATGAAGTAGGTACAGTAACATTAGAAGGTATTTGGAATTTACCAGCAGATACATCAACCGCTTTTGAAGTAGGAGATATGCTTTACTGGAATACTGCAGGTAAAAAATTAACAAAAACAAGTACAGATGTTCCTGCTGGTATGTGTACGCTAAAAAAAGAAAGTGCTACAGCAGTTGGACAGGTAAAATTATTAGGAAATGCAGTTAAGACAGGCGAATAATATGAGTAAATTTAGACAGATGGTACAAAAAGACTTAAAAAATATATTTTTAAATCCACAAGAATTTGCAGATTTGCATAATTTAAATGGTAGTGAATGTATGGCTAGTGTACAAGCTCTAACAAATAAAGACATGCTAGTTAGTAGTACCACTGGTTTAGATGGAATAACAGGGCAAACAGTAAATGTATATTGTGCTTTGGCGGATTTAGAAGAACGACCGACACATGGCAAACTATTTACCCTAGATAGTGAAACCTATTATGTAGTCAATGTAGAAGATAATATGGGAATGTTAAAAATAATGCTTGGGGAAAATCAGCCATGAGCTTTATAGTACAAGACCAAGACATCAAGAGAGTGCAAAAAATGTTGGCAGGAGTTCCTAAAGGAGCAGATAAAGCCATAGCTAATGCACTAAATAAGTCTGCAAGAACAGCAGTAACAGGTGTAATAAAAGGTATTAGAAAAAATTATGTAATAACTTCACCAAATGCAAGAAAGTACGGAACATATATAAGACGTGCAAAACCTGGAAAGCTAGAAGCTAAGATTAATATAAAAGGTAAAGTCTTAGCTTTAAGCTATTTTAAAGCTAGTCAAAATAGTAGTGGAGTAATGGCTCAAGTAAAAAAAGGCGGTGGCGGTAAAATAACAAGTGCTTTTATGCAAGAAATGCCCTCTACTGGACATGTCGGAGTTTTCAAACGTTATAAAAATAAAAACATGAGGGATAAACAGCCTAGACCTAAAAAAAGAGGTGTAGGCATGACAAAAGGTGTAAGAGCAATAGAAGAATTTTACGGCCCTTCTGCTTCTTATATGGCTAAAAATCCACAAATACATGCAAAAATTACTACAGACGTACAAAAAACTTTTGGTGAGGATATACAAAAACAAATAGCTAATATCTTAAGCAAAAACGTGTGAGGAAAACATGAATGCAATTGAATTAGCTGATGAAATAGCTAAATATTTAAAAGATGTTAATAAAACTTATGATAGTAAAGAAAAGCAAGTTGAAGTAATAACAGGATTTATTCCAGACATGATATCTAGCAAAGATAAAAAAAATCTTTGCCCTCGTATTATAGTTAGACCGCAAGAAATAACAGATAATTATAGAGATTTATCTGGCGGACAAACAGAGGTAAAAATGTTAATAACATATCTGACTTACAATGAAGTAGCAGAAGATGCATACAGATTAATTTATAATTGGCTGGAAAAAAATAGAATGGCTCTATTAAAGAAAAGACATTTTGGCGATTGTCAAATGACAATGCCATTAACCACTAAAATACTTGATGAAGAATTACAACCAAGACCAATGTGGGGAGCTTATATATTAGCTACTTACATTGGAGAATCTATAGAAGAAGAAGGATTGATAACAGATGATTACGGATATCAATAAAAAGACAAGACAAGTAGCATCTATCTATATAGGACCAACAATAATTAAATATGGATTATTCCCTAATAAAGTCTTTAAATGCGGTATTCCTTATGGATATCCACCATTTAAAGACTTATTTTCTAAATGCATGTTATTTAAAAATTTATTTGTAGAGCCTAAAATGCTAGGAATAGCTAAAAAACATATTAAAAGTAAAGGTACATTAGAGTATCAAGCAGTCCTAGAGCTCATTGAATATATAAAAAAGGAGGAAAATAAATAATGGCAACTACTTATCAGCATGGGATATATATACAAGAAGAAGCAACTTCTTTAGTCCCTACAATAGAAGTTAGTGCAGGGCTTCCAGTAGTAGTAGGGACAGCACCATTATATTTAATTAATGCTCCAGTAGCACAGTTACCAACAAATAAAGCTACCTTAATCTACAGTTATGCAGAGGCGGTAGCTAATTTTGGTTATACAGATGATTGGGATAATTACACACTTTGCGAATACATGGATGCAGCATTTAGTAAAAATAGTATTAGCCCAGTAGTATTTATTAATGTTTTAGATATAACAAAACATAAACAAAGTGTAGAAAGTACGCAAAAAAGTTTAACAAATAAAGAAGTAATTTTAGAAGATCCAGTAATTTTAAGCACCCTAAAAGTAAAAAAAGATGAAATGGGAGAAGAATTAAAATATGGAACAGAATATATGGCAGCTTACAATGATGAGGGTAAGCTCTTAATAACAGTAACAAAAGAAGATGTTACGGATACCATTTATTTTGAATATGACAAAGTGGATCCAAGTATGGTTGATACAGATGCAATTATTGGCGGTGTAGATATTACTACAAATAAATCTGAAGGATTAGAAGTAGTAGCAGATGTATATCCATTATTTAATCTAGTACCTGGACAAATTGTAGTGCCAAAATGGAGTTCAGATAGTGAAGTAGCAGCAGTAATGGACGCAAAATGTGAAAATATTAATGGCTCTTTTAGATGTATGGCACTTGTAGATGTAGATACTTCTACTGTAAAAAAATATAGTGATGTAAATAACTGGAAAAACCAAAATAATATTACTTCTCCGAATTTGATTGTATATTGGCCAAAAATTTCTTTAGGTGAAAAAACATATCATATGTCTGTTTTGGCGTCTTGTGTAACATTAAATACAGATGCTTCTTATGATGATGTTCCATTTAAATCTCCAAGTAATGAAAGTATTGTTGGTGATGGTTTAGTATTAGAAGATGGTACAGAAGTTGTTTTTGGACAAGATGTGGCCAACTATTTAAATGGTGTAGGTGTAGTAACAGCTATAAATCAGAATGGTTGGAAATTGTGGGGAAATAATACTGCAGCTTATCCAGGAACAACAGATCCAAAAGATAGATGGATTTGTTGCAGACGAATGATGAACTGGATTGGAAATACACTACAGACAACATTCTTTTCTAAAATAGATAATCCAATTAGACCAAGATTTATAGAAACAATAATTAATAGTTGTAATACATGGTTAGATGGATTAACTGCACAGCAGGTAATATTAGGTGGTCGAGTGGAATTTCAAGAAGAACAAAATTCACTCACAGATTTAATAGATGGAAGTATAACATATCATGTTTATGTTGGCTTATGCGTTCCTGCAGAAAAAATAAAATTTGACCTAGAATTTGATGTAACTTATTACAATGATTTATTTACTGTAATGGAAGTAGCATAGTGAGGTGATTGAAAATGAAGATGCCAACACATTTAGAAAAGGCAAAAGTTTATAATGCAGATAATAACATGGAACTTATGGGACTTGCTAAACTTACTTTGCCTAATTTTGAAAAAACAACAGTAACCTTAGAAGGTTTTGGTCTAATGGGAAAGGTTGAAAAACCAGCAACAGGAAGCATAGAAAGTTCTAAATTAAGCTTAGAGTTTAGAGGTATAACAAAAGAAAATTTAAGTCTTTTAGAAGGTGTAGTAAACCTAGATATTAGGGGAGCACAAAGCGTTTATGATACTAGCCTAAAACAAAAAAAGATAGAACAGTTTAGGGTAGCAGTAACAGGGGAAACAACAACCTATGATTTAGGTGAAGCACAGCAACCTGGAACTTTTAGCGTAAAAGCAGATATAGAAATATACAACATAGAAGTATTTTTAGATAAAAAAAGTCAGATAAAAATAGACAAATTTAATGATATTTATACTGTTGGCGGAACAGATATGCTTAAAGATATTATGGACGCAATAGGATAGGAGTAAATTATGTATACATTAAAATTAGATAAACCTTTAGAGTATGGAAATACAAAAATAGAAGAATTAAATTTTGATTTTAGTAAATTAACTGGTCAAGATATGTTAGATGCAGAAAAAGAAGCAGAGAACATTGATGGAGCAGTAGCAGTTGAATTTTCTGGCGGTTTTTTAACAGCTTTAGCAGCAAAAGCCGCTGGAGTTCAACCTATCATTTTGAAAGATTTACCTGCAGATAAATTTTTATTAGCTAAAATACAAGCAAGACGCTTCATCATGGGTACAGTCATGGGGGAGGTCAAAGGAAAAGTTTCACAGAAAGAATAATAAAGAATGTTATTGTTATGGCAAGGTATACCCATACACCAGTTAATGTGTATATGGATATGCCTTTTTCTTATTTATTTAAGTATGCCAAAGAAATAAATGAGTTATTAGAAGAAGAAACAAAGATGATAAATAAACAAATAAAAGAAAGGAGGAAATAAAGTGGCAAATGCTAAAACTTATGATTTTGCCTTTAAAATTCTTGGTGGTTTAGATCCTAAATTTGCAAGCTCTTTTCAGGACGCAGATAGAAAAATAAAGCAATCTAATAAGACTTTAAAAGAGTTGCAAGACTCTATGCAACAATTAGAAAGTGCATATAAATCTGGTACAATATCTGCAAATTCTTTTGCTACTAATTCTGCTAAAATAACAGCTAAAATAAATAAAGAGTCAGAAGCATTAGAAGAATTAACTAAAAACCAAAGAGAATATCAAGAAGCACAGTCTGCACTTAGTGGTGTGGGTTCAAATGTAAAAGGTCTAGTTGCTGGAGCTACAGCAGGTTTGGGTTTAGGAATGGTAGTATCAGACATATCTGCATATCAGCAAGCTGTTGGACAAGCTAAAGCCATGACAGGAGCCATGGGCGAGGATTGGCAAAATATAGAAAGTTCTATAAGGGCTGTATATACTTCAGGATTTAGTACAGATATGTTAGACGCAGCTCAAATTGTTGGTCAAGTAAGACAAATAATGGGTGATTTAGGTGGCGATTTACAAAATGTATCAAGAGATGCAATTGTATTGAGAGATACATTCGGTATAGATATAGTAGAATCAACAAGAGCTGCTAAAGTAATGATGGAACAATTTGGAATTACTGGAGAACAGGCATATACATTAATTGCACAATTAGCACAAAAAGGAGCAAATAAAAATGGTGATTTAGCAGATACTATAAATGAGTATAGTGTATTATTTTCGCAAGCAGGTTTTAGTGCTGAACAAATGGGAAGTCTATATGCTATAGGTAGTGAAAAAGGAATTTGGTCTATAGATAAAATGGGTGATGCTATAAAAGAATTTAATATTCGTGTAAAAGATGGTAGTAAAACAACAACAGAAGCATTTGAGGCTGTTGGTTTAGATACAGATATAATGTCTCATAAATTTGCTAAAGGTGGTAAATCATCACAAGAGGCTTTTAAAGAAACAATAAAAGCTTTAAAAGCTGTAGAAGATCCAGTTAAAAGAAATATAGCAGGTGTAGGATTTTTTGGTACCATGTGGGAAGATTTAGGGGAAAAAACAATATTTGCTATGGCGGAAACAGATAATTCCCTAAACATGAATGCTAATACCCTAGACGATATATCCAAAAATAAATTAAATAATGCTAGTGCAGCTTTTGCACAATTAGGAAGAACTATAGAAGTACAATTTATAGCACCATTAGCAGAAAAAGCCACTCCTATTATACAAGGCATAAATGAAGCATTGAGTGGAATAGATCCTAGTGTATTAGTAGCAGCAATAGCAGGTGTAGGTTCTGCAATAGCAGCTTTTTCTGCTGCTTCTTTTATAGCAGGACTTGGTGGAATTGGAGCGGCTGCTTCGGCTGTAGCAGTAGCGATAGGTGGCATATCATTACCAATATTAGGTATATCTTTATTAATAGGTGGTTTAATAGCATTAGGCACATATCTTATTTATAATTGGGATACAGTAAGTGCTAGTGCAACAGAATTTAGTAATAGTGTAATAAGTAACTTTACAGCACTAAAAGATGGCGTAACGAACAATATAAATGAACTGGTTAACAGCGTTCTAGAAAAATGGGAACAATTAAGAGCCTTTTTATCTAGTCCAATACAAGGAACAGTCAGCATTGTTAAAAATGTAATAGGAACAGATGAACCAGACGGATTTGCAACTGGTGGACTTATAGCTAAGCCAACACTTGCATATTTTGCAGAAGATGGCCCAGAAATGGCAATTCCTATTAATAATAGTTCACGTTCACTTGCTTTATGGCAACAAACAGGACGTATGTTAGGAGTAGAACCATCTACAGGAAATACTTTCGCAGATATAGATTTAAGTGCAGCAGAAGCTAGAAGAAATGCAGTTAGTAGTGTAAATAATGCATCAAATGTGGTTTATGCTCCTAATATAGTAATAAATTCAAATGGTGGTAGTGTTAATGGTGAGGATATAAAAAAAGCTATAAATAATGGATATGCAGAATTTAAAAGCTTTATGGATAGATACGTGAAAGAACAAAGGCGGTTAAGTTATGCGTAAATATAAAACAATACAGGGAGATACATGGGATTTAATTGCATTTAATCAACTTGGCGGAGAACAATATACACATTTACTTATAGATGTAAATTTTAAATACAGAGATTATGTTATTTTTCCTGCCAATATAGAACTAAATTTGCCAGAAATAGAAACACCAGTATCTACTTTATTACCTCCATGGAAAAGATAGGAGGATTTTTTTATGTTACCATTAAAAATTACTCCTAAAATAATCTATAACAAAAAAGATATAAGCAAGGATTTAGCAAGTTTTTTAACAAATGTAAGCTATACAGATCCATTAAGTAATAAGGCAGATGATTTAACTCTAGATGTAGAAAATAGCTTAAAGTTATGGAATGGGGATTGGTTACCAGAAAAAGGAGATAGCTTACAAGTAAGTTTTATTTATACAATCAATGGAAAAGATACAGAAATTCCAATAGGAAAATACGAAATTGATGAAATAGAAGTAAGTGGGCCACCATCTACTGCTAGTATAAAAGCTGTATCTATTCCTAATAATTCTAACCTTAGAGGTGTGGCCAAAAATAAAGCTTGGGAAAAAGTTACTTTATCTAGAATAGCAACAGATGTTGCAAGTGAAACTGGCATGAAGCTTATATATTCCGCAGATACGGATCCAGCCATTGAGCGAGCTGAAATAACAGAAGAAAGTTATTTAGAATTTTTACAAAAACAATGTGATGATAATGGTATGGCCCTAAAAATATCTGATGGAAATATTGCTATCTTTGAAGAATATAAATATGAGCAAGAAGAACCAGTAGGGGAAATAGATTTAAATATTACCAGGATAATAAATTATAGATTTACAAGTAAATTAAGAGATGTATATAAGTCTTGCCACGTAAAATATACAGATACAGGCAAAGGAACTACCATAGAAGCTACATTTACAGATCCAAATAAAACAGTAGGTCAGACGTTAGAAATTAATAAACAAGTTACTTCTTATGCAGAAGCAGAGCGTTTAGCAAGGCAAGAGCTTAGAAATAAAAATAAAGAAGAAATAACAGCAGAAATAAATTTAGATACAACTACTTTTTATTATGCAGGTCAGGTGCTTACTCTAAAAAATTTCAAAAAATTTGATGGGAAATACATCATTACTAATGTAGATTGTTCTGTAGGTAGTGAAGTTACAGCAAGATTAAGCTTAAGGCGGTGTTTAAATGGCTATTAGTAATAATCTTATAAGAGATGGCATAGTATCTACAGTAGATGCCAGCACAATGACAGCTACAGTATATTTTCCAGATAAAGACAATACAGTAAGTGGACCACTTCAAATTTTAGGTCGTGGTGGTGGTGGTGTTAAAGATTTTTGGCTACCAGAACCAGGGGACTATGTAAAATGTTTAATGAACCAAAATAATACTACTAGCTTAAATCAAGGCTGTATTTTAGGTACTTATTTTAATAATCAAAATCCTGTTCCTAGTAATGCTGAAGTTGGAAAAAGAGTATTAGATTTTGGTGATGGAACTACTATCGTTTATGATAAAAATACACAGGAATTAAATATAAATTGTGCAGGTGTTATAAAAATAAACGGTTCAGAAATTCATTTGAATGATTGAAGGTGATGAAATGCCAGCAATTACAAAAGTAGGAGATAAAACGCAAGGAATTTGTGATTTAAAATTACCAGATTGTCCACATGCTAGAAGTGGAACAAATAGCACTGGTAGTCCAAATGTATATGTAAATGGTAGCCCTGTGCATAGAAAAGATGATACAGGTTCTACAAATTGCCCACATGGCGGAACTTTTACCAGTGTTAGTGGTAGTAGTACAGTATTTGTAAATGGGAAACCTGTTACAAGAATAGGCGATACTACAACTTGTGGGACTTGTGGAGAGTCTGGAACACATAGTACAGGTAGTGCAAATGTATTTGCAGGATAGGAGGTGTTTTATATGGCCATAATTGGTAGTTTAGGGACAAAAGTTGTTTTTCAAGTTGGCAATAATAGTTTTTATAGTGGCAAAGGTCTAGGTTTTTTAGGTAGTTATTTAAATAGCAAAACTGGCAATAATGGCATAATATATAAAACCATTAAAAACTATCAAAGACAAGCTTCAGCTCGCTGGGGCACCCATGAGATAATTGGACAAAAGCCTGTTATGGAATTTATAGGACCAGGATTAGAAGAAATTAATTTTGATATATATTTTAGTACAGATTGTGGAACAAACCCCCAAGAAGAATTGAAAAATCTAAGAAAACTTAGAGATGAAGGTGAGGTAGTTCCATTTATCTTGGGTGATGGTCCAGTATTAGATAATTGGGTATGTGTAACAGATATTACAGAAAAGGGCAAGCGTGCAGATAAAAATGGGAATTTAATAGCCATAGAAGTATCAATAACTATTAAAGAATATAAATTAAGACAAGAGGAGCTACAACAAAATGCAAATAATGGAAATAAATCTAGTGCAACCACAAGTAATTAATTTTGCTCCCCAAAATACAGCACAAGAAGTAGCACAAAATATATATAATTTATTATCTACCCCAAAATATTCTGTACCATTAAATAGAAATTTTGGATTATCTATAAACTATGTAGATACTCCTATAAATCTAATACAAGCAAGACTAAAATCTGAAATTATACAAGCTATTGCACAATTTGAGCCTAGATTTGTAGTAGAATCTATAACCTTTAAAGCAAATACAGGTGAGGGTGCATTATATCCAGTTATAAGAGGTGGACTAAATGGAACTTAATCCCAATTTACAATTTGTAGAAACAGATACAGAAAAAATAAAACAAGAAGTAATAACTACAGTAGAACAACAGACAGGCTATACATTAGCCCCAGCAGATCCAAGAAGGATTTTTTTAGAAACTTTGGCATATTATATAGGATTAATAGAAAAACAGCAGGACACAACTGGAAAGATGAACCTGCTGTTTTTTTCTAAAGAAGATTATTTGGAACATCTAGCAGCACTTTTAGATGTAGAGCGTTTACCAGCCAGTTTTGCTGGTGCAAAAGTTAAAGCTATACTATCAACCCCATTAAATTATAGTGTTACTATTCCTGCAGGTATAAGAATTACTGCAGGAGATGAAATATATTTTTCTATTACTAGTCCTATAGTTATAGAGCAAGGAACAACAGAAGCACAGGGAACTGTAAAATGCACTGTAGCAGGTACTATAGGAAATGGATATGTAGAGGGGCAAATAAATAAAATAGTGGATAATTTGCCATTTTTAGTAAATATCCAAAACACGGAAACTACTACAGGTGGAGAAGATGCAGAAAATGATGAAGCTTTAAGAGAAAGAACAAGGCAAGCTCCAGAAAGTTTTTCTACAGCAGGACCAGATGGAAGTTATGCATTTTGGACTAAAACAGCTTCTCCAGCCATTGTTGATGTAGCAGTTTATTCTCCTACTCCAGGAGTGGTACATATTAGACCACTTTTAGAAGGTGGAGAGCTTCCTAATGGACAATTAATAGAAGAAATTGAAAAAATCTTAAATGAGAAAAATAGAAGGCCTTTAACAGATAAAGTTGAGGTTATAGAGCCAGAACAAGTTGAATATAACATAAATGTAAAATACTATATAAACGCTAATGATGCCGAGCAAGAAAATACTTTAAAAGAAGCTGTAGAAAAATCTATCAGAGAAGATTATGTATTGTGGCAAAAATCTGCATTGGGCAGAGATATAGATCCTAATCAGTTAGTTTATTTTATGCGTGGTGCAGGAGCAGGCAGAATAGAAGTTACAGAGCCAGTTTATACGGAAATAATAAAAGATACATCTATAAGTGCAGCTACAACACATAAAGGAGATGCAAAGGCTCAAGTTGCAAAAGAAAGTCAAATAGCTATTGATTATGGTGGTGTTAAATATGATTAAGTTAGAAGATTTAAAACTTAGTGATATAATGCCACCTAATTTATTAAGAGATCCTTTTGTAAAAGCTATGTGTGATGCATTAGATGTGCAATTAAACAAACTGGTAGAGAATAATAAAAAATTATCTATATATGCCAATATAGATAATCTGCCAGAAGAAATTATTAATTATCTAGCGTGGCAATTACACGTAGATTTCTATGATGAAAACTGGAATATAAAGCAAAAACGTGATGCTGTTAAAAATTCTATAAAATGGCATAGATACAAAGGCACTGTAGGAGTAGTAGAAGATTATATATCTACACTTTTTGGCGGTGCCAAAGTAGAAGAATGGTGGGAATATGATGGTGAACCATATCACTTCAAGATTGATTTAATAACAGCAGATATTCCAAATGTAGATGCTCTAGAAAAAATAGCAAGAGCTTTATATAACATAAAAAATACTAGAAGTTGGTTAGATTATTTAGGGTTTTTACGTAATGGGAAAGCTTATATAGGTATAGGTTCTGTACCTAGTTTGCATTACAAAATAAGCGTATATCCAGCAACTATAAAAGATACTAGCCATACTATTAATAAAAAAATAACAGCAGGTATTTATATGCATAAGGAGGTAGCAGTAACATGCCAAACTGGGCAGGCGGAGTATTAACCGCAAAAGGAAGAGCTTTACAAGCTAAAGTAGAAGCTGGTCAGACACTAGAATTAACAAAAATGAAGTTAGGTAGTGGAACTCCAGAACCAGAAGAAATAGATAATTTGACAGACCTGAAACAACCACAAAATATTATGGGTATTTCTTCTAAGAATGTAAAAAATAATGTATGTGAAGTAACAAGTGTAATATTAACGAGCAATATTACTACACCATTTTACGCTAGAGAATGGGGACTTTTTGCAAATGATCCTGATGAAGGCGAAATCTTATATATGTATACTACAGATCCTAATCCAGACTATATACCAGATAAAAATTCTGCACTTGTTATATCTGCAAGTTATGCATTAAATATAGCGGTATTAAATGTAGATAATATTATAGTAAATATCGATCAAGAAGGATTAGTTACTTCAGGAATACTAGAAGAAGTATTAAAAAATTATTTGCCAATAGATACAACATATGTAAAAGATATAACAGCTAGTAACGCTACTATAACAGTAACAAAAGGAAATGGCACCACTAGCACTGCTACAATAAATAACGTTGCAAATGCAACAAAGGCAACTCAAGATGGTGACGGTAATACAATAAATACCACCTATTTAAAATTATCTGGTGGTACCATGAAAGGCAATATTTATTTTACAGGAGTAACATCTAAAACTCAAAGGACTATAAAAAATATAGAATTTAATAGTGGTATAACATTTACACCAGATTTTATGGGTTTTTGGGATTGGAGAGATAACATAAGAGTATTAACTTATAACTATAATAAAAAAGAATTAACAGCAGGGGTAGCTATAAACGGAGTTACACCTAGTACAAACGATAACAGTACCAAACTTGCCACCACCGCTTTTGTACAAAGTTTATTAACAAATAAATTTACAGCAAGCAAACAACAAAACGGATGGTGGAAAGATGGAAACACAGGCATGATATGGCAATGGGGAGTTGTAAAAGAAAGCTCTTCATCAAGTGATTATAAGTATTTTCCTATAAGTTTCCCAAATTCTTGTTTTATTGTTATAGGAGTAATAAATGAATATCCTGTATCAGATTTTTTTACACCATGGGCATATCCTGTAGACAAGACTAAATTTTTAATAGGTGCAGAGAAAGATTATACCTCTGTATATAATATGGGTTATATAGCAATAGGATATTAATGTATTAAGGAGTTAATTATGGATAAAGATTATTTAATACAATTCAATACAGACGGGACACGATTAAACACATACGCAAACGGAGTACATTATTCTTATACTCCAGCACATGAGGAATACGAAACAATTTTTGAAGATGGAGAACAAAAAGAAGTTTATGCAGGCTTCGTAGATGAGGAAATATTAAACCTTGTAGACGGTTTCGATTATCAAAGTGTTCTCGATAATGGCGGTGTATGGTTTAATCAAGATGATTATAATAAATTAGTTGGAAATGCAGACAAAGAATACATCTACAAAGATTGTCAAATTGTAGAAAAGCCAGCATACGTACCAACAGCAGAAGAACTGCAAGAGCAAGCAAGACAAGCTTTAGATGCAGAATATGCTGTAAAATTTGCAGATAAAAACAATGAAATAATAAAAGCAGTATTAATAATGCAAGATACAGAATACGCACAGCAATTAAGACAGGAACGAACTGCATTAGTACAGGAATATGCAGATAAAAGGAGTGCTTTATAATGTCAAAATGTTTTGTATGTATTAAAGGAAACGTAGATAATAAAGGTATTTGTGATAATCCAAACTGTACAAGAAATAAACCTTTAAATCCACCAAAAGAAAAAAATAATGAAATTAAAGAAGAACATAAATAGTTTTATTATCTTATGGGGAGTAGGTGAGTAAAATGGAATTTTTAGAGTCGAACTGGGGAACAATCTTAGGGTTATTGGTAAACATTGGGGTATTAAAGTATGTATTAATTATCTTAAAAAATAAGTTTGATGATTACCAAAAACGAGCAGAAGCAAGAGATGATGCTACAAAAAGCTTATGTAGAACAGAAATCATAAGTATTTGCCACAAAGCACAGCGAGAAGGGCATATAGCATATTACAACCTAGAAAATTTAACGTTGCTATATAAATCTTATAAAGCTTTAGGCGGAAATGGTGCAGCAGAAAAAATGTATAACAAAACTATAAGCTTGCCACAAGTGGAGGAATAAAATGGAAGAAGAAAAATTTAATATCAAAGATGGTTTATCCATCAACGAAGCAAAAGTGAGTGCATTAATTATATTATGTGTACTCACTTTTTTATTTATGTTTGTTATGTACGTGTTAGATAAAGATATTACAGACAATCTAACAAGTATTATACAGACGTTGATCGTTGTCATTGGTGGAGTAAATTTAAGCAATTCCGTATCAAATATTTTTATAAAGAGAGGTAATAAGCAATGACTGATGAACAATTAGCAAAAGAAATAGCAAATGGTATTATTTCTACAGGCGTAGAAGGAGGTTTTAATAGCGTTAGTCGCTCTAGCGCAGGCGATTATCCAAGTATGGGAGTAAGCCAATGGGAAGGCATAGGCGGACGTGGAGATTTGTTGCTTAGCTATATAGATGGCGGTGCTAAATTTGCGGGCAGACGATATAGCGACATAAAATACAATGGTGAATTACAAGAGTTAAAAGACCTATTAAATACACCACAAGGGCAAGAAGCACAACGCATTTTACTTTCTCAAGATTGCTTAGATAGATATGTACCACAATTAAAAAGAGTCCCAACTTTGGATGATAGCAGATGCTTTATTTATGCTGGTATTTGGTGCCCAACATCCGAGTATGTAGTAAGACAGTTTTTAACTAATAGATGTAATAGATATAACTTGCGTTCTTTGGAAACCATCAAAGACGTATTTAAGAACGAATATTATATTGGTGCTGGTGTGGGTGAAGTGTACAAAGAAGGCTATGCAAACAGGGCAGAAAATACCTATTATTATGTTGCAGCTATAGATTTAACAACACCTTATGGAGTTCCAGTATACGGAGAAGCAGGTAACGGAAGATAATTGGAAAGTAATTAGAAAGTAAATGGAAAGTAAAGGAGAAAAATTAAATGTGTGATAATTGGAAAGAAATGTATGAAAAATATTCGAAAGTAGATTTTGATACAAAAATACGAGATTGGGCAAGATATTACTATTGGGACCCAAGTGATGCAATAGAGGCTAATTTTATACCTGAAGATGTAACAGTTAAAGATGTTATCGTTACTCTATTAAATAAAGAAGATGTCTACGAAAAAATACATTTTGACGATGATTGTTTAGTAGAAATACTACTAGAATGTATAAGAGAACTATTAACTAATAGTACAAATGCAGTTCAAAAACTTATAGATGAAATAGAAAAAGAGGAAAAAGAAATTACTGAGGAAGTCCGCAGACAAATTGAAGAAGAAAAGCGACTAAAAAATAACAAGCAAATGACCAGCAAATAAAACTGGTCGAAATCGACTAATTTAAACAGGAGAGTAAAAAATGAATTTATGTAAAGATAATTATTTAAATTTAGCTGAAGGGGAAAATCTAATTCCCTATAAATGCATATACGCAGATGAAAATAAAGTGGTAATTGCTCCATTAAAATTTGTTTTAGATAAAAACAATGAACTAGTAGAAAATGGAGTAGATGAAACAAAGAAAATGGAATTTTTACGTTAATGAAAGGGAGAAATGAACCATGAAAATTTTAGTATATTCTAGAAATCCACTTAATGCAGTAGAAAAAACACGTATTAAAGGCATTGTAACGCAATCTCATTGCCCAAATGAAAGCTTAAAAAATACGTTTAAAAGATTTAGCTTTATGCAGGGAAATAATAATATTTATTTTGATGATATTACAATGCAAAATAGAAACGAAGCGATTATTACAGAATTAGATGCTTAAAAGAAGGTGTATGAATGTATGCATATGTTCTTAAATTTTGGGAGTTTTTACAAAAGAACGCTAGAAACGTTCTTATTTTTGGCGGTTTTGTTCTTATTTTGTTGTGTATCTACTGGCTATTGTGCGGAAAAGGCGTACCTGATAACAGAGAGTCAACTAACGAAATTAGAACAGAACTTGACCGAGCTACAGACACAAAACAAGACATTGCAGACACAGCTACAGCAATCCAAGATACAGTTGGAGAACTCCAAGACAGCATTGGAAAAGCAGAAACAGCAATCGACACAGCTACAGGAGCAAGTCAAAGATTTGACCAAATCCTTGGAGAATGCCAAGACATTATTGAGCAAATACGAAACCAACCAGCAAAATGATTATGCTATAGGAATTGGACTGGGAAATAATGGTGTGGCCATAAATGCAGATGTTAAAAAAACATGGCTATACCTGGATAAAGAAACAGTTGCTATAGGCATAAAATATAAATTTTAAAGGGGTTTCGTATGTTAGAAAGTAGAAAGATTGCAAGACAATTCTTAAAAACAGCAACTCTAAAAGATTATAAGAAAATCTTAAGAGAAGCTAAAATAACAGAAATACAAATTAAAATATTATATCTAAAAATCTTTAAAAATAAACATGTATTCCAAATAGCTAATAGATTACATGTAGCACCAGAAACAATAAAATATAACCTAACGCAAATTTATGATGCTGTTAGCAAGGTTCTAAAACAAAAGTAAGCTACCTTAGGGTAGCTTCTTTTTTTATGCCTTTTTTTAATTTTTATTACACTTTTATTTAATCTTTTTAAAAATAAAAAATATTTATACTAAAAATAACGAAGTTGAACGGAGCAAAAAACATGATGTATGAAAATTTTAGACAATATGTAATTGAAGGCGACAAAATTTGTGATAAAGACTTATACGGAAATAAAACTGTAATCGGTGTAACAAATAAAGCCTATGAGGATTTAAACAAAATAACAGAAGAATATTACAACAAATTAGTAGAGTTAGGTGTAATAGTTCCAGAAAAGACACCAGAACAAATACAACAAGAACAAAGTAAACTCATGCAAGAGCTGTTACAGCAAATAAAAGATAATAATCAGCAAAATTTAGCGTTATCGGCAAAAATAGAAGAAATGAATAAAGAAATAGAGGGGTTAAAAAATGTTAAATCCGCAAGTAATAGCACAAATGATGAAATTAAATCCACAGCAGGCAAGCAAATTGCAACAAGCGTGGGGACCAGCAAGCAATATGGCCAAAAACGTTAATACACAGCAAGATGCAATTAATTTATTACAACAAGCTGGTATAAATTCTACAACTCTAGCCAAAGTAAAAGGAGCATTGAATAATCCTATGGCTACAGTCTTAGCAAATATGGCAGGCATAAATTTAAACGATATACGAATGAAGATAGATGCCTTAGCAGGTGGAAATACAGGTGGTAACACCATTCAGGTTAATAGACAGGCTGGTAATAATAATCCAGTAACAACAAATGGCTTAGATAAGTTTAGACGAGGTCTAAGCCAACTAAAATAGCTTATACAGCAAAATTTGCTTGTATAATAAAAAAATTTATAAAGGAGTGTTTTCAATGGATGAAAAAAACACAGGAATGAGTGGATGGGGACTTATTATCTTCTTAATTCTTTTATTCTGGATGTTTACAGGTGGCGGTTTTGGAGGTCTTTTTGGTAATCGTAATTGCTACAATAATTGCGGTGGTACTTCTAATTGCCAGGTTGAAAAACAAGAAATTATTGATAGTGCTAAAACACAATATTTAATCGAACAAACAGCACGTCAAACACAGGAAATGACTAATGCTGGTATTAGTGCATTAGGAAATAAAATTGATTATTATCAAATCCAAGGCTTACGTGATAAGTTGGCTGAAGCTAATAATAAAAACTTACAATTAGAAAACAGAATTTATAACGATAATAAATTTAATGCTCTCGAAAGAGCAAATGAAGGCATGTTTACTGCATTAGACCAGAAAATTTCCCAGTTAGCATGCAATATTCCACAGCGTCCACCATATTGGGGTGCAGGTTTTATTAATTGTGGCACACCAATTCCTCCTGGATATGCATACAATACAAATTGCAATTCTTGTACAAATTGCTAATGCTCCGTCAATAAAGACGTGATTTTATAGGCGGTGTAACAACCGCCTTTTTTAATTTAGAAAAGAGGTAATAAAATATGAGTTGTATCAATAATTGTCAAGTTTGCCCTAATTTAATAGCTTCCACAAATGTTGCTATTAGTGGCTCTGTACTTCAAATCACAATCCCTACCATGACCATTAACGATAACCAAAAAATCTGCTTATTAATTGCTCAAGCTATTCCAAGTGGTGCAGGTGTATTGCCAATTAATATTATTAATGGTTCCAATACTTTAACTCTTATTAATAAATGTGGTAAACCAGTATATGCAGATCAAATTAGAAGCAGAAGAATTTATGTATTATGTGCAAATACTGCTACACCATCTGCTACTGTTAAAACTAATAATCTTTGCCCAACAGCTTTTGTACCACCACAATTAACAGGTACAGCTACAGCTTAAAGAGGTGAATAAAATGAATAATGGAGCTAGTTTTTTAATAGGTGTTCTGGCTGGATTTTTTATTTTTACAGAAACAGGTAAAAATATAGCAAACAGCATGGCTAGTATAGCAGTAAATCAAGCAGTTCCAGGAGCAACAGCTCTGATGAACGTTGCAAATAAAGCAATGAATCCAATACCACCTACAACACCAACGCAAGAAGCAGTTAATCCAATTCTTGCAACAAATCCAAAACAGGAGGCTATTAAACCATGATAGATACAAAATCTTGGACCAAAGAAGCAATGTATCAGAAAGTTTTAGAACACCAAATGCAAGGTGTTATATTCCACAATGATATGATGCTATTTAATGCCTTCTGCTCCTTAGATTGCTACAGTAAAAAGCATAAAGAACAAACCAAAGAAGAACAAGAAGCTTTTGAAGAAACACAACTTTATTACTTGCAAAATTATGGAAAGATACTTGAAACACCTAAATTTGAAAAATTACAGGTAGTATCTAAACAGCAAGAAGTTATGCGTTATACTCCAGACCAAGTAACCATAGAATATAGAAAAAATTTCTTAAAAGAAACTTTTCAAAACTGGAAAAAATGGGAAGAATCCACAATGGAATTATATCTAGCATGCATGCATTACACGTTAGAACATCAATGCATTGATTACATCAAGTTCCAGGAACTATACAAAGATACTTTTAAGGAATATAAATATATTCTTAAGGAAATAGAAAAGCTTCAGCGTATAAATTATGATGCTAAGCTCTTATAAATAAAGCCCTACCAATAAAGGTAGGGCTTATTTTTTTGCTCAAATATTTATTTAAAACTCTATTGACATACCCTCTCAAGGAGGGTATAATAAAAGCATAAGATATGTAGTAATTAATAGCTGAGATTTGGGTAGCAACCAAAGTATTTAAATTTATAGCCTATGATTGGGTGGCAACCAAAATAAAAATAAAGAGGGATAAACATGAGAAAAGGTATTAAAGTAAAAAGAACTTTTAAATTTGTAAGCTCAAGAGGGGCAAAAGTAAAAGTTATATTAGGAGAAAAAGATACAAATAATATATATAGTGTTATTGTATCTGTATATGTTAATCGCAAAAATATTGCAGATAATGTAGAAGCTTATATATCTTGCTTAATTGGAAGAAAAGGGGCTTTTATGGTATTTACATCCAAAAAAAATAAAAAAGAGGACAGAGAAACAGCAATTTGTTTAAATGACTGTCCAAAATTGTTGAAATATTTATTTGTTATAGGTAAAAACAAAAGAGTTTTAGAAGAGTTTGTAGGAGATAAATAATATGAAAACAAGATATATAGTAAAATCTACAAATGGTTTTAAAAAAGAAACTAATAGTTTAAAAGAAGCTAAAAAAATATTAGCTAATGAAAGTACTAAAAACTTTAATGATACATTTATGGTTATTAAAATAGATGTATTAATTGAAGGAAAAGTAATAGAACCTGAGCAACAAAAACAAATTGCAGATTTTATTTGGACATCAGAAGAGGAAAAATAAATGATAAAGATAGAACAAAAATGGTATAGTGATGGAAAATTAGTTGATACGGCTATACAGTATACTGAACAATGTACAAATAGTTTAATTAAAGAATTAATAAGTGAAACAGAAAAAGAAAGTAGACAAGAAGAATGGAGTTTATCAATTTATGATAATGATAAATTGATATTTGAAAAAACAAATTATCATGATTAAAACAATAAAAAAAGAGCCTAGGTAATGGCACTACCTAAGCTCATAAGTGATTGTCAATATCCCGCAAGCGAGATACTTTAAGTATACCTTTGCTTGCGGGAAAAGTAAAGGAGATAAATAAAAATGAAAGTTGAAATGTTTTCTGATGAAATAATGAATATAGCTGAAAATTTTAGCGATAATTTAGATAAAATTGCTCCATTATCTGGAAGCCCAAAACAAGTAGAATGGGCAAATAAAATTAGGGCTAAGGTAACAAGAAACCTAATTATGTATTATGCTTTCAATTCTAAAAAAGGCTTATACTTCATTGAAATGGATGAAGAAGTTATTAAAAAGGCTGAACGCTTTATCTTATCTAAAGATAAAGCTAGTTTTTGGATTGAACATAGAGAAAAAGATTATCTTCAATTCAAGAGACTAATCGAAAGCACTCTTTATTTTGAAGAACCAAAAGAAAAGAGTGTTATTGATGAAGCAAAATCTTCATCAACAACATATCCAAACGACCAAAAAACTAAGGTCGTTGCAGAAATTATTTTTGATGAAGAAAATAATGAAGTGAAAGTAAAATCTGAAAAAGACCAAATCGTAATCAACACTGTAAAAAGTCTACATTATGATTGGTCTGGTAAAGTATGGTATCGTGAAACAGTGCCATACAAAAGAGATGTTATTGATCGAATAGCAGAAGTCGGAAATAAACTTTTACTGGCTGGAGTCCCAATCATAATTTGGGATGAAGCTATTCGCAAAAAAGCCATAAACGGAGACTATGAAAAAGAATGTTTCCGTTGGATAACTAAAAATATGAGTGATAATAAAATAAGCATTCTCTTTAATGGGGATGAGTTATACAGAAAAGCCAAAAGACTCCCACATGCTAAATGGGATAATGGCAGAATGACTGTTCCTGAAAGATATTATGCAGAAATAAGAGATTTCGCTAAAGTGAACGATTTTAAGATAACACCACCAGCAGAAAAATTGTTATCTGAAGCCGAAGAAGAAGAGAAAACTCATAAAAAAACAAGTATAAAAGAAGCAAATATAAAAATAGAACAAAACACAGAACTAGAAGATATTTTAAATTCATCTAGGGAAGTTTTGGAAGATTTAAAGGATGATTAAATTGTTCAAAGACGAAATAAAAAAATTAAGATTAGAATTAGGATTATCACAGGTAGAAATGGCTAAAAAAATAGGAGTTGGAGTATCTACATGGGAGTTTTGGGAAATGGGACGTTCACCACGTCCCACTGCCCTCGAGCCTTTAATCATATCAAAATTAAAAGACATGATTAAAGAGCAAAATAAATTCCGTAGTGGATTTATTTTGCTAGATGAAGTATCAAGTGAAGATATTTCATTTAATAGAAAAGAAGCGTTTATTCTAGCTAAAGCAGCTATAATATTCCAAATAAAATATTATAAAAATAATCCAGAAGAACCTTTTTATAATTACGATTTAGACGATTTAAAAGAAAGATTAAAACTCATAAGTCTAAATAAGTTTAAAGAGAAAAAATATACTTTAGCCGATATAGCTAAGGTAATAGATGATTTAAAGATGGTATTTATATGATTTTGAAAACAAAGTTATATGAATATCAATCTAAAGCTGTAGATAAGATTTCAAAGCTTAAAGTTGGTGCTTTGTATATGGAGCAAGGCACAGGAAAGACAAGAACAGCTTTAGAGATTGTTAGAAAGAAGTTGGATAAAGGAAAAGTTGAAGTAATCCTTTGGCTTTGCCCATGTTCAGTAAAGAACAATCTAAGAGAGGATATAGAAAAACATACAGGTGATTTACCAACGGAAAACAACATAATAATACGTGGTATTGAAAGCTTGTCTAGTTCTGACAGATTGTATTTACAGCTATTAGAGCTAGTAAAAAATTATAAGGTTTATCTGATTGTTGATGAAAGTAACCTTGTAAAAAATAAATTGGCTATAAGAACGGAAAGAATAATAACAATATCATCTTTTTGCAAATACAAGATGATATTAAATGGTACACCAATATCTAAGAATGAGGCGGATTTATTCGCCCAATGGTATATCTTAGATTGGCGGATTTTAGGATATAAGTCTTTTTATAGTTTCGCTGCAAATCATTTGGAATATAAAAAAGTAAGGCTTCCAAGTGGTAGAGAGATAACGACCGACCAAATTATAAGAGTTCTAAATGTGGACTATTTAACAGAAAAGATAGCTCCATATATGTACCAAATAAAAAAAGATGAGGTATTAAAAGAACTTAAACCAAAGGAATATCATATGCGATATTTTTGTTTGGATGATTTACAAGAAGAGGAATATTACGAAACAAAAGAGTTATTCCTTTTTAATGTAGTAGATTGGCGGTCGGAAACGATATTTAAACTCTTTTCTGCATTGCAACATATCACTTCTGGTAAGAGAGTGTTATCAGCACCAGAAAAACGGATGCGTACAGAAAAGATGTATACATGGGAAAATAATCCACGTATACAATGTTTAAAAAGAGTCCTTGAAGAAATTGGTAATGATAAATGTATTATCTTTGCCAAATACCAAGATGAAATAAACGATATAGCTTTATTATTGCAAAGTGAAAATAAAAATTATATTGAGTTCACAGGGAAAATAAGTCAAAAGAAAAGACAAGAGAACCGTGAAAAGTTTAAAAATGATGTTCAATTTATGTTAGCCAATAAGCAATGTGGTGCTTATGGGTTAAATCTTCAATTTTGCCATAACATAATTTTTTACTCGAACGATTTTGACCTTGCAACTCGCTTGCAGGCAGAAGATAGAATTCACCGCATTGGGCAAGAAAAAATAGTTAATATCTATGATATATGCTGTAAATATACCATAGATGTTTTTATAGCAAATTGTTTAATAAATAAAGAAAATCTATTGAAGTCTTTTAAAGACGAAATAGATAGGTGGCGTACTGTTGAAGAGGAGGATATGAAAAAAATGTATCTTAATAGTGGCATAATAAATATCGGCTATAGTTATGCAGATAAAAAAACTATAATTGAAAATTATGTTAAAGAGAATAATATAAAACATGTAATCATATTTTATCCAGATAAATGGCAAAAAATAGAATATGATGCAGAGTTTGTTGAATATAGTGAGATTATTATGTATCGTACATTTTATCCACTGCTAGAAAAGATAAATAATGATTATTTGCTAGTTTTTGATGAATGTATGCGAGTGAAAAAACGTAATGATTTAACGTATAATTGTGCTCATCATTATTGTCATCAAACTAGCCATAAGTTAGTGTTTGAGTATTTCCCTATTATTGATAATCTAAATGATTTCATGATTCTATTAGATTTTATTGATGATGGGAGATATAGAAATAAATCTTTTGATTATGAATTATTGAAAGATTATCCAATTGGAGTAAAAAAAAGAAATATTAAGTTAGATAAAAGATATGCTGCTACTCCTACAGATAAAGAGTTGTTAGCATATGAAAAAGAAAAAGAAAAACTTTTTGATAATTTAGGAAATAAAGATCCAAATACTATTCCGAGAAACCTGCACTTGTTTGCAGGGAAAAGAAAAAAAGTAACGGATGATAAATATTATGTTGCTAGAACTAACAGGTATAAAAAAGAAAATGTAGTAACCTACAAAGATGTAATAAATAGTCAGGAATGTCTTATTGTAGATTTTCCAATAAGACAAATGATATTTAATGATTTTGTAAAAAAATCTAATATACAAAAATTAACCTTTATTCATTCTGGGTTTAAGGTTGATGATGTGTATTACAATAAATATTCCGAATGGATAAAAATACTGGAGGAATTTTATGTTAAGGCAGATTTATATAAATAAAGATGTGCTAACATCTGCAAAAGAACGTATTAGTAAAGTCTTTGATGATTTTGAAAATGTATGCGTAAGTATATCTGGCGGAAAAGATAGCACAGTATTAGCTCATCTAGTGTTGTCAGAAGCTAACAGAAGAAATAGGTTAGCATCTATCTTCTTTTTAGATGAAGAGGTGGATTATGAGAATACTATTGAGCAGGTTAAATATATCATGTTTGATATGTTCCCTAAAAATAGTATTCCATTGTGGTATCAGATACCTTTTCATCTTACTAATGCAACCAGTTTAAGTGAGTCCCAACTCATCTGCTGGGAAAAAGGAAAGCATAAAATTTGGATGCGTTCCAAAGATCCTAGAGCTATTCAAAATATACCATGGGATAAAAAAACTATAACCGTAAGAAACAAAGTTAAAGGCTTTGGATTTTACGATGCTATAGATAATTTCCAAAGTCATAGAAAAGATACTTGCTTCTTTGTTGGATTAAGAGCTACGGAAAGCCCTAATCGTTGGCGAGCTGTTTCAAAAAATCCTGGGCATAAAGATTGGTATTGGACTACTAAATTAAAAAATAATTGTATAACAGCATATCCGCTATATGATTGGAATTTTTCTGATATATGGCGTTATATCTACGATAATAAGGTTAGATATAACAAGATATATGATTGGATGTGGAAAAAAGGAATACCACTGCAAGAAATAAGAGTATCTAGTTTAATACATGAAAAATCTTTTAAGGCTATTGTAGAATTGCCAGAATTTGAACCAAAAACTTACAATAAATTACTTAAAAGATTAAAAGGAATTAGTGTAGCCAATCTATACGCTAAAGATAATGTATTAATGAAATGTAGAAAGCTACCGAAGAATTTTAAAAGCTGGATTGATTATAGAAATTTTCTATTAGAAACATATCTAGATAAAGAGAAAAAAGAAATATTTGCGAAAAGGTTTGCAAAACACTTAGAAAATAATTATGTTGCTAGACAGCAGGTTCGACAGCTAGTATTGAATGATTACGAAAATAATTTACCAGTAGATAATAAACCTGATCCAAGGGAAGCAACAATAAAAAAATGGATGGAGTTGTTATAATGGAAACAGTACAAACAATAAAAACTAAAAAAGGCGAAATTAAATTACCATGCATGACACCAATAATTGTACCAATAGATAAAGTACAAGCTAATAATTATAATCCAAATGAAGTGCCTAAAAATAATATGAAGTTACTTGAAGAGTCAATTATGTCAAATGGATTTTGTTATGCAGTAGTTACAATTTGGGATCCAGATTTAGAAAAATATGTGATTATTGATGGATTCCACAGATATACCAAATTTAAAGATTTAGAAGCAGATGAAATCCCTATTATAGTCTTAAATCATGGTATAACTAAAAGAATGGAAGCAACTGTTCAATTTAATAGAGCCCGTGGTGTTCATCAAACTGAACGCATGAGTGATTTAGTAAGGGCTTTACATGAACAAGGTGTAAGTGATATTGAAATTGCCAAAAAACTAGGTATGGAAATCGAAGAAGTACACAGATTGAAACAACTTACAGGTATTGCAGAACTATTTAAAAATCAACAGTATTCTAGAAGTTGGGAGATGATTGATGGTGAGTAAATGGGATTATGGCGGTGCTTATAAAGATTTTGACATAAATAATAATTCTATTATCACAGTAGATGATAATAATTTTTTAAAGGTGCATGACATCTTTAAACAGCTACCCAATTTTATGCATAATGCTGATATGATATTTACAGACTCACCATGGAATTTGGGAAATTTAAATACCTTTTATACTAAGGCTGATTTAGAGCATATCTGTTTTAATTATGAAGCCTTTTATAAAAGATTATTTGAGTGCATTCATGATATAAATCCTAGGGTTTGCTATCTTGAAATAGGAAAGCAATATCTGGCGGAATTTATAATGGAAATGAAGAAGAAATATAAATATGTAACCTTCTATAACAGTAGTTATTATCATAATAAAGATAGAATTTGCTATGTTGTACGAGGAGCTAATAAAGCAAGATCCCCAAAATTAGATTATATGGATGAAGAAGATATAATCAAATGGATATGTTCCAACGAAGATTATGATTGTATAGGTGATCTATGTATGGGACGTGGTTTAGTAGGCTATAATGCATACATCAACAATAAAAAATTTGTTGGTACAGAACTTAATTATAAACGTTTAGCGGTTCTTCTAGAGCGAATAAAAAAATTTAATAATAATGTAAATATAAAAATTGGAATATAAAAAAAAGAGCTGCTATCTTTAGCAGCCCTTTTTAATTGACAATAAATCTAATTTAATATAATATAGATGTGTAAATAATTTTAAAATTAAATAAAAAGTTTTTAGAAATAAAAAAGACCAATCGTGCTACCAACACGTTTGGTCTTGCCGAACAACCTACCACAAATAAGTTGTCCGAGTTACTTTCTAAACTCATTATACTTATGTATTTGCGATATGTCAACATATGATATCACAAAAATGATTTTAGGTAGGTTAAGTAGGCACATTATAGCATTATTCCATTTTTCCCATGTGGGAAAAATGATGAAAAATGTTGTGATGTGTTTTTTAATATCTAAAATCACCTGAAGGAATAAACTTCAGGAGCGTGCCAAGATGCTTATTCTTGGAGGGGGAACCACACTTGGCAAGGTGTATAAACTAGGATTGCAGAAAGTAATTCACCGTATCGTCAGCGGAGGCAGGGAAATCGGCGGGGCGTGCAAATATATTCTACTATTTGCATTTACCTAAGAGGGCGGAATGTTGTTAAACTCCCTTAATAAGCCTAAGTAAATAAAAACTCATTAGAGCCGTTTAGACGGCTTTTTTATTGAGTAATTATATTATATGGTTAAAAGTAGACAACGGTGGTTAAACGCAACGTAAGTTGCAGACTGGGATTGTAGCAAATAAATAAGCTATAAGCCGTATTGGGATAATAGATGGAAACATCTAGTGGTTGGGGCAATTAAGTAACCATTAATATCCTACCTGTGTAAAAGCAGGAACTAGTAGAAAACTGGACTGGCAGACGCAAGAAAACCAGGCGTAAAAATATAGTTATATCTTTAGTAGAACGCTAAAGGTATAACTATATCTAAAACACGGCTCCGCAATCCTCCCAAGCGTAATCTTTTTTAATTTAGAAGTAAAGCTAAAGTTAGTGCCTATTTTAAATAAATTTATATATACCAAGAAAGAAGGTGAGTAGATGCCAACGGTAAAAGAAATAAAATCTATAGCAAAAGATAGAGCTGTAGAATTACCAAAGAAAGCTAGAAAATCTGATATGATACATATATTGCAGGAGCAAGAAGGAAATAATCCTTGTTATGCAACTAAACAATGTAATATAGATGTGTGCCTTTGGTATAAAGATTGCCAAAAAGCTATAAAATAATAGCCTGTATAAGCTGTTTAAAATCTTTGTAGGTATAAATACATTAAGATAAAAATAAAACAGCTCTAAATGGATAAAAAATAAGAGCCTAACACTAATTTATGTGCTAGGCTCTTTTATTATTTTAGTACATATTCTTTTAATGCGTTAACTATATAATTATTGACGCTTCGACCATCAATTTTAGCTTTTTTCTCTATGATTTCAAATAATTTTGGACCAATGAGTATTAATTTCTTTTTTGTTTGTTTTTCATAATCAAGAATTTCTTTTAGATTTTTTTTATCTGTTATTACTTCAGGTTCTAGTTTGTTATCATCTAAACCCAATAGCATATCTGCTGGATTATCAAAAGTTTTAAAATTGTCCATTATTTATCCTCCAATATTTCTTTTACTAATGATCTATAATCTCGACCAGCTGTAGAATATCTAGCATATCTAAATATATCAGTCATTTTTGCTTGGGACTCTTTTATAGAAATGCTATCTCTTATTGTAGTACTGAATACTTTTGTATTTAATCTTTTTGCTATATCAATAAGACTGTTTAACATAGATTTTCCTAATATAGTTCGTTTGTTAAATCTAGTTATTAAAATACCTTTTATACTAAGATTTTTATTAGATGTTTTTTGTATAGCTTGTACAGTTTTGTATAAATCAACTAAACCTTGCATTGGTAATAAATCTGCTGTAGTAGCAATTATTATAGAATTACTAGCAGTCAAAGCATTTAATGTAATTATTCCTAATGCTGGAGGAGTATCTATAATTACATAATCATAGTTGTTTTTCATCATGCTTAATATGTTTTTTAATACAGATTCCATACCAGATTTATTTTGTAGTAAAACTAGATTTTTCGATCCAGCAATAAAATCATTTTCTATTGCTTCATCAATTTTTACTTTGCCAGTGAGTACATCTAAAATATCATGAGTATTTTTAGTTGCTTGCTGTAATAAAGTTAAATTGCACTGTGCATCTAAATCTAGCAATAATACTTTTTTATTTTGCAATCTTAAACCTGCTGTTAAATTTTGGGCAGTTGTTGTTTTTCCAACTCCGCCTTTTTGATTGATTATAGAGATAATTTCCATAATATCACTCCTTATATGTGGTATATATATATTATATAACATATATATAGAAATGCAATATATAATACATATAAAGTATATATAACATATATATAAACAATATATATGTTATATAACACAATATATAGTGGTTTTGGCGAACTCAATCAAAGTCAGTCAAATTTTTTAGAAAATCCATTTAGAGAATACATATTTTAAGCAAAATAAAAAAGGTAGATACTAGATATTGTGTTTCTAGCATCTACCTTAATTTTTTAACTTCCTATTTCTTACAAAATGTGTAGTTGATTATTTATATTATAATTTATTAAGATCTATACCTGATTTAGAGAAAACATCTATTAAATTAAAAGAAGCATCTATAACTAAATCTCTAGAAGCATTTAATTTTTTTGTAGCAATTTCAATTTTAGTTTTATTTAGATTTCCATTATTAATACCATCACGTAATGTCATACAAGCACCACGTCTTTCTTGAGCTGCTTTTTGTAAGCTCATTACAGCATTATCAATAGCTTGTTTTTGTTCATCATTTAAATTTTTAGGTGTTTCAATATCGTTAAGTTTATGTACTACATTATCCATATTACTATAAACTAAATCGAAATTATTAGCAGCATCTTCTGGGGATATTGTTCCATTTTGTATTTGTTGAACTGTATCTAAAAATGGAGCAAAACCATCATCAAATTCTGTACTTACATCATGGAATTTTTTATACCAGTCTAATACGATTTTTTGTTGTTCTTCTGCTGTTAATTCTTTTGCTGGTTCAGATTGTTGTTCTGTTATTAGCTGTTGTTCAGATGTAGTAGTTTCTTTTTTATCTGTATCTGTTACTACACAAACAAATAAAATAATAATAGCTACTATTAAACCTATTCCCCATTTTTTCTTAGGTTTTTTCTTAAAAACAGAATAAATCAAACCAATAATACATACAAAAAATATAAAAAGAGATAGTAAACCAAAGAAAGCGTTCATTTTTTTAATACTCCTTTATTTGAATTTTAATATATATATATTCTATCACTAATAATAATTATCCTTCATAAAAAAAAGGCCACCATTAAAGGTGGTCTTTTCTTATGCCCTTTTTTCTGTGGAATCGTCGATAGTATTTGTAGTAGTGGAAGCTATATATTCGTTTTTAAGTTTTTTCATCATCAGATTTTGAGCTTTTGTTAATTAATTTATTCTGGGTGC